GGCTACAATGGGAGTCTTAGGTTCATCCTATTTAGGATATTAGAAAGAGGTAATCACCATCGCTACCGGATTCCCGTTCTCCACTGGAGATATTTTGACTGCAGCAGCAGCCAATGGCTTGGTCACTTATACGATTAATTCTCAAACAGGTACTACTTACACACTTGCAACCACTGACCAGTACCAAGTATTAGTAATTGGATCAAACGCTGCTGCAAAAACTTTTAGCATTCCAACAAATGCAGTTACTCCATTTGCTGTTGGCAGCGCAATTAGTATTTTAAACACTGGTACAGCGGCATTGACAATTCAAGCCGTGACAAGTGGAACAACAACAGTTACGAGTGCGGGAACAGTTTCAGCAGCACCAACTGTTGCTCAATATAAAGCGGCTGTTTGTATTAAAACTGGTACAGACACATGGACTGTTGTAGGTGCAGTTAGTTAATGATTGGAAACATAATTGGCGGAGTAACTGGCATTCCAAAACCTACGCCCGCATTGACGGTAAATTATCTAGTAGTAGCCGGCGGCGGTGGTGGCGGTGGCGCTAATGGACACTCTGGCGGAGGTGGTGGCGGTGCAGGAGGTCTACGCTCAACAGTTACGGCTACAGGCGGTGGGGGAAGTTTAGAAACCGCTTTAAGTTTAAGCGTATCAACTAACTATTCATTAAAAGTGGGCGCAGGTGGTGGCGGCGGTGCAGGTGCTGCTTACGGCACAAATGGCGCAACTTCTATTTTTTCATCTATTACTTCAACCGGTGGTGGCGGCGGTGCTGCTAATACAGGCACAAGAATTGGTAGCAGTGGCGGTTCTGGCGGTGGCGGTTCAAATAATGAAACCACTGGACAAGCCGGTGGTGCTGGAACTGCTAATCAAGGCTACGCAGGTGGAAGTTCTGGTAATTACAATTCTTCTGGTGGTGGCGGTGGTGCAGGTGCTGTAGGTGGTAACGGTACGACTGCAGTAAGTGGTGGAACAGGTGGCGCAGGTGTTGCCGTTTCAATAACTGGCTCATCAGTAACTTACGCAGGTGGAGCCGGCGGCGGTGGTGCTACTGGCGGTTCAGGAGGCACCGGCGGCGGCGGCGCAGGTGAAACCATAAATAGTGGCGGCGGAAGTGCTGGAACGGTAAACACCGGCGGTGGTGGTGGTGGTCGCTCTAGTAGTTCTAACGTAACGGGTTATCAAGGCGGTAGCGGTATTGTCGTTTTAAAGTACCCAGATAATTACACGGCAACATTTAGCGGTGGAGTTACACAGTCAACTGCAGCACCTAGCGGCGGTTTTAAAGTTTCAACAGTTACAGCAGCCGGTGTTTCAGACACAGTAAGTTGGGCATAATGGCGCACTACGCATATCTTGATAAAGATAACATTGTCGTTGATGTAATTGTTGGTAAAGATGAAATTGAAACAATTGATGGCTTGGATACTGAAACTTATTATGCTTTAGGTACTCCTTACACAGTAAAACGAACCAGTTACAGCGGTTCATATAGATATAATTTTGCTGGAATTGGTTTTACCTTTGATCCAGATGCTAATGCATTTATTGCACCTGATCCAAAATGCCATCCTGAAACAGTGTTAGACACGGATTTTTATCAATGGAATTGTGAAAACATAGATCACAAAAAGGGAAAACTAGATGACTAAAATCGTAACTAAACCTTGGTTATGTGAAGCCGGTAAAACTCTTATGTGGCAGATTAATCGCACATACGCAACACGAGATAAAACATCGGATGGATGGATTGGCGATATAGCCCATCAAGCCCGTAAATCTGACCACAATCCAGATGAAACATGCGACAATGTAGTAAGGGCAGTTGACATTGATGCAGACCTTGAGAAGGGCAACAAAAACAAATCTTGGGAGATAGCAGACGAATTGCGTTTAGCCGCTAAACAAGGTGAAAAGCGCATTGCCTACATCATTCATCAAGGCAAGATTGCAAGCCCAAGACTATTGTGGAAGTGGCGCAATTACTCAGGTGGAAATCCTCATCATCATCATATTCACATAAGTTTCACAAAGGCAGGGGATCACGATCCCATCGTTTTTAAGATTGCGAGCTTGTAAATGAAAGTTTCATCCAAACAAATTCTTATGGCTATTACCGGCTTCTTGGTTACATGGCAAGCAACTAACTTTGATCTGGACTATCGCGCCATGTTGTCATCATTCATCGCATCCGGCTTAGCAGGAGCAGCACCTAAGCAACCTGTCGCATGAGTCTGATGGATTGGGCAGGATTAGCCGTAGCGATGGCAACCCTTATGGGCGTATTCCTATCTGCTCTTAGGTTTTTAATCCTGCACTATCTAAGCGAACTTAAACCTAACTCAGGATCATCGGTAAAAGATCAGGTAACGCGGCTCGAAACACGGGTCGATGAGATTTATCGCATACTTCTCAATAAGTCGCTATCCTAATACATGAGCGGGGGTTCAGATGTCAGATCAACCTAATGAACCAGACTACATTCTTCTATCTGAGCCTCTAACTCCAATGCTTGCAATGGCTCTAGAAGCTGCAAGATTATTGAGAGAATACTGCCGTGCAGGATTTACCCGCAAAGAAGCAATGGAATTAGTTTTAAGCCAATTACCTGAATGGAACTTTCCATCTCCTGAATATGTGGGCGATGATGATGACGATGAATTGTGGGAAGAAGATCCACAAGAGTTAAGTCTAGAGGACGATGACTCAGACGACTAAGACGATAGTTGTCATTTCAGATTTACAAATCCCATATCATCATAAAAAGGCAGTGCAAGCCTTAATTGAGTTTGTCAAGCGCACTAAGCCCGATGCTCTTGCATGTGTCGGAGATGAAGCCGATCTCCCAATGGTTAGCAGATGGGAAGATGCCAGCCGTGGAGAATACTCAACAGCACTGCAACGCCATCTAGACGATACACATGACGTCTTGGCTGAGTTTCGCAATGCTCTTGGTGCAAACAAACCTTTTTGGTTAGCCCGATCAAATCACACAGATCGACTAGAACGCTACATCGAAAGAAAAGCCCCTGCCGTTAGCGGATTGAGGGGATTTACTTATCCAGATTTAATTGGGATTGATGAACTAGACATAACATTTAATCAACATCTTACCGAGATTGCACCCGATGTATTACTAGGACATGGCGACGAAGGCAGCATGAGCCAAGTGGCAGGAATGACAGCTGCAAAACTCATGGATGTAACCGGCAAGAGCATTGTTTGTGGGCATTCACATAGGCAAGGGCTTGTGTGGGCTTCTAAAGGCTACTCAGGGCGCGTACAAACCCGTTTTGCCCTAGAGGTAGGTCATCTTATGGAAATGGGCAAGGCGCACTATCTAAAGCCTCGTGGGGCTGCTAACTGGCAGATGGGTTTTGGCATCCTAGAAGTAACCGGCAAGACTGTGGTTCCCATTCTTGTACCGATGAAGTCCAATGGGTCGTTCTCATGGCACGGAAAACATTATGGTGGAAATGCTTGACATTGCTTGAACCCTGAGTAAATTGGTACTTACCAACTACTTGAAGGGGTAGAAATGAAGCTAGAAAGTAAAGTAATTGTAGAAATGACTGCAGACGATTTTCAGATGATGTCAAATTGTCGGATGGATTTCAACAATGATTGGTACGAGCAAGTTAAAGATGGTCGGTTTGATGATGTAGTCGGTTATGACTTCCGAACTATTTATTGGTTTGATAATCGCTTGTCTGTGATTATGGCAGAAGCATTTTTGAGATCAATTGGATGGGAATACCATCGTGCATTTGATACATACTTAGACCAAGATGTGTTGCTCACGAATTATGTGGTGGCATAATGGATCAAGGTTTCTACACTGAATTAACGATTATGATTTTAGGCGTTTGTTTTGGTTGCGCCATGTGGCTACAAGGATACAAACAGGGCAAGAACATAGGTTATCGTCGTGGCAGGGCTATTGGATTTCAGCGTGGGGTTGCTTCTCGCGATGATGTCTAAAGACCTTTATGATCAAGCTGCATGTAAGGACATGGATACCGATATGTTTTTTAAGACCGTGTACGAACTTGAAATTGAGGGAATACCGATAAAAACATTACGGCGTGTTTGCGCTGCATGTCCGATTAGAGTCGAGTGCACTGAGTACGCTTTCCAGCATGAGCAATACGGTACTTGGGGAGCACTTACACAAGAGGAAAGGATTCTGATACGAGCTAACAATTGGGCGAATAAAAGTCTTACTCGATTGTCTAGAGAATTGTCAGAATTGGGCATTAGCATCGCCGAGATAATCGCAATGAGCAGACTAAGACCACAGTTCTATTCATCTGGATTACATAGAGATAGGGGCAATAAAAGTGTTTGATTTAAGTCAATATGAAGATGTGCAAGCAAGATGTGAACGATACTGGAAGGCGTACCCAAATGGAAGAATCCAAACTGATCTCACGCATCATATACGACCAGATGGGCGTGTTGAATGGGTGTGTTTATCGGCTATCTATCGAGATCACAGCGACATTCATCCGTTCGCAACAGGATGGGCAACTGAAATTGAAGGCAGTAGTCCGGTCAATAAAACTAACGCAAGCGAAAATTGCGAAACAAGTGCAATCGGTCGCGCTATCGGAAACGGCATGGGAACACCTCTTGGGAAACGACCATCCCGTGAAGAAATGGGAAAAGTTGAGCGTGTAAAAGCCGGTCATGAGGTTAAAGGGGATCTATGGGCTGATAAACCGGCAAGTGAAACAGCTGCATTGCAAGCATTGGCAACCTTAAACCCTCAAGTAGTAGATGAGGAAGGTAAGGAAACATGCGACCATGGAGCAATGGTTTACAAAACAGGTACAGCCAAAACAACGGGCAAGCCTTGGGCTCGATGGGATTGCTCATGGGATAACAAAGATTGCTCTAAGTGGGTGAACATTAAATAATGGGATGGGTAGAAGTATTAAAAGCGGATGGTACTAGCGTGGTACTAGGTGAATACACACATTCAGGGATGATTGACATTTGCGACATGTGCAATCGCCCGTATGATGCTCTCATGGCTCGACATGAATTAAAACATGTTGAATACTTACATGAAGATAGTTTATTAGCCGACATAACAATTAACAGTTATGAAGGTGGGACTGAACAGGCTTACATGTGGGTTTGCGATCAATGCCACTCAAGGAATATAAGATGAAAAGTAATAACAAATTTAAATGCATGGGCTGCAAGGCAGACACAGAACATGTACTGCAATCAACTTTAACCGATATGCCAGCAGGACTTAGTGAGGCTAGTTGCGAGGTATGTGGATCATGGCGAATTGTTATGACCGACAAGACTCTTGCGCAAGCGTTCATGGATGCTAAGAAGTTCTAATGTACGATGAATCACTAATCCGATGGTTCGGCTATTGGTGTTCATATTGTCAAATCTATACTTGGATGGCGCAACTGCTCGATAGTGAAGCGGGGA